GAGAAGCGGAGCAGGGAAACACAAGAGAAAAAACAAGGATAAAGGGGACACACTAATGCGATGCGCTGCTTGTAATGAAATTTTAACCGACTATGAGGCATCGGTGAGGTCTGTCTTTAGTCGTGAGTATGTCTCACTGTGTAAACACTGCCTAGGAACGATTAAAACCGACTGCGTTGCCGTTGGAAACATTAACCTGATGTCAGACCTAGACGACATCGGAGAAGCCGACAGTGAGGCTGAAAATGGCCTTACTGACGATTCTGACCCATTCGGTGCTGATTCCTATAATGACCGCTACTATGACAGATAGTTGGCACGATTCTTGCTATTAAAGACTATATTGATATTATAGTGCTTTAGCACTTATGATGCTAATGATTTATATTTATAATTATTTCTTTTATCAATGTTGTATCAATGAAAGGTAGGGCTAAGTGGAAAAAATCGATCAAGAACGATTCTATTGGTTCACCGTGCAGGACACATCAGAACTTTTTGTGCACAACAACATCAATGTGGAAACTTTCCTTGGGGATGTGTTAGATTCTGTGCTCCGTGTCAGGCCTGAATGCAGACAGGCCTTCCAAATCCTGGCTATTCTTGACCAAATTAGTCAACTAAAGGCCACGGATGAGGCAAATCAGATAGCAAAAGAGGTGCTCGATGCAGACACAGACTAAGTTTATCAAACATGAGGCCTGCGATGCCTGCGGCAGCAGTGATGCCAAAGCCGTCTACTCTGATGGCTCTAGTTATTGCTTTGCCTGTAAAACGCATTTAAAGGCTCATAGCGCCGTTTCTGACAATTTTGGAGGTAAGGTATTACCCATGACCAACAAAGCCGTTACAGGCCAAATTAAGCCTATTGCTGGGCATTTTAAAAGCATACCTGAGCGTGGTATCACCAAAGCCACCTGTGAGGCCTATGGCGTGATGCAGACAGACACTGACCATTATTACCCCTACACCGATGATTCAGGCAGGGAGATTGCCTATAAGGTTAGAGTTGTCCCAGACAAGTTATTCAGAAGTCAAGGCAATATCAAAGATGCTCTACTCTTTGGTCAATCGATGTGGAACAAAGGTGGTAAGTATGTGACCATCGTTGAAGGTGAACTTGATGCTTTAGCGGCTTATCAGATGATGGGGTCAAAGTATCCTGTGGTGTCCATCAAGAATGGTGCACAGTCAGCAGTCAAGGACTGTCAGGCACAATATGAATGGCTTGACAGTTTTGATTCTATCGTGTTAGCATTCGATAGTGATGAACCAGGCAAGGAAGCCGCTAATGGTGTAGCGGAGTTGTTTGGCAGTAAGGTCAAGATAGTTAAAATGGCTAATGGCTATAAAGATGCCTGCGACTATCTTAGGGATAACAAATCTGCTGACTTTGTGAAGGCGTGGTGGGCAGCAGAGCAGTATGTGCCTGATGGAATCGTGGCTGGCTCAGACTTATTTGAGTTGGTCATGCAGCCGTTGGAGAAGGCACAGGCACACTATCCCTATGCCGGCTTGAATGTCATGACAGGTGGAATCCGTGCACAGGAGTTAGTTGTTGTCACTGCCGGCTCTGGCCTTGGTAAGTCACAGTTTATCCGTGAAGTGATATGGCAGTTGCTTTGTGAAACACAAGAGAACATCGGCATCATGTTCTTGGAAGAGTCAGTAAAAAGGACTGCACTGTCTCTGATGTCGCTGGCGATCAATAAACCATTACACCTTGTGGAGGTTGAAGTTGATGAAAGACAAAAGAGAGAGGCTTTTGACAAGACTCTTGGCTCGAATAGATTATTCTTTTATGATTGCTTTGGTAGCACTGCTATCGACAACATTATTAACAGGGTGCGCTATTTTGCTAGGGGCCTGGATTGCAAGTTCATCCTCCTAGACCATGTGTCGATTGTTGTGTCAGACCAATCCCATGTCGATGAACGCAAGGCGTTGGAAGAAATCATGACCAAATTACGCATGATCGTGCAGGAATTGGGCATAACCTTGTTTGTTGTGTCACACCTAAAAAGGCCTGATGGCAAAGGCCACGAGGAAGGTGCAGCCACAAGTCTGTCACAGTTGCGTGGCACTGCTGCCATTGGACAATTGGCAGACATGGTGCTAGGATTAGAAAGAAATGCACAACATGAAGACCCTATTGAGAGGAACACCACCAGGGTCAGGGTTATCAAGAATCGTTACAGTGGCGAGACTGGCAAGGCTTGTGCCGTTCTCTATGACAAATACAGTGGTCGCATGACCGAGATAAACGAGGCCTCACTATGACACAAACAGACTTGGATTTTAGCGTTCCCGTGCACAGACTTATCCGCAAAGGTGCGGCAGACACCAGCATCGAAGCGGCACTAAATGCTAATCTTAAGACTACCCAAGAAAGGGTGTATAACGCCATCAAGAGTTTTGGAGACGATGGTTGCATCTCTGATGAAGTCTTGGACTATCTTAAACCGATGCCTTATGGTAGCATCACCAGTCACTACGGATTTTTGATTGAAAAAGGCTATGTCGAATTAACAGGAGACAAGCGGCCTGGAAAGTCAGGCAGGAATCAGCGAGTGATGAGGGCTAGAATATGACAGCCGCAGCACTACTGGGAGTTTTAGCGTTTATATCATCTGTATTGAAAGGCTTAAAATGATTGAGAACTGGTCATCAGCAAAGGTCAATGTTTACTTGGAAGAGAAAGACAAAGAGATTGACCGATTGCACGAAGAAGTCAGGACTTTGACAGAGCAGCGTGATGATGAAGAGGCACGAGTCAAGGTCTGTGTAAAGTTTCTGAGAGAACTGCTGCATCCAGAGTATTTTGGATGGTCAGTCAATCAGGAAGTAAGAGAGCAAGCAAGAAAAACCTTAATCAACATTGGAGAGTTTTATGAAACAGTCGGAACTGAAACTAAAATTGGATAACTACATCGGCTTTGATGACGATGGCTATCTGGAGTGCTCGGTATTTCTAGGCAACGGAGATGACCCCATCATCAATGAAAAGTTTTCGATGAAGGACATCGTCAAAGAGTTTATCGATGTTCGATCAAGCAAACTGGGTTTTGATAAGATGTATGACCAGCAGCGTGATATGGTCATCAAGACTCTAGAAAAGTCTATTGAGGCTCTCAAGAAGGCTGCATGAGTGCTTGGTTGATTATCGTCACAGGCATGATATACGCCTACATTGCTGTGGAGCAAGGCATCAAAGGCAACACAGCGATGTTGGTCGTATACGGCGGTTATGCCTTTTCTAACATTGGTCTTTACCTAATGGCGACAAAATGACTATCATACCGTTTTTGTGGTTAATGCTGGCTACGATACTGTTTGCACTGTGGAGGTCCTATGGTGAAGGTTAGCGGTGTCCCCTATGAAGTAACACTAACGCCTTGGAATCCGTTAGACTACATCAAAACAAAGGAACAACTTGATGAGTATGTCACTGCCTACTCCGCAGAACTAGAGCGTGAAAATGCTATGATGAGAGCACGGATGGACAGGCTAGAGAATGAACTTAGAATCTCAGAAGAGTTAGTTAATCGCCTGAACATCGAAGTTATGAATCTGAGACTTAACAAATGAAACCAATTAGTGTAACATCAGCAATAAATAAGAACGGTGTATTGACACTGTATGTATTAACCGATGATGGAACAATTCTGAAGAAAGCAGACGATGAGACAAGATGGCAGCAAATCGATGCTATTCCTGGACATAGAAACGAACAGCAAAGCCAGCCAAATCTGGTTAGTAGTGACAAAGGACGCAAGAAGCGGGGAAGTTAGATGTCATCGCAAGGCAGACACTTTATTAAAAATGTTAGAGGACAAGCCATTGTTAGTGGCACACAACGGAATCGGATTCGACTTCCCGATATTGAACAGGCTATGGAATACGAAGATAGTTCCATCGATGTGCATCGATACCCTGGTCATGTCAAGGCTGATGAATCCAAACCGAGACGGAGGCCACAGCATAAAGGAGTGGGCCTTAAAGTTAGGGACAGAAAAGATTGACTTCCAAGACTTTGATGCCGGCTGGTCTGAGGAAATGCAGACCTATTGCATCAGGGATGTGGATGTGTTGGAGAAGGTTTACTATAAACTTTTAGAGGAACAGAAACAATATGGCTTCTCAGAAGACTCAGTCGAACTTGAGCACCAAGTCGCAATCATCATCGCAAAGCAAGAGCGAAACGGCTTTAGATTCGATATGCCTAACGCTATGGTCTTATTGGCAGAACTTAAAACTAAAATGGTTTCCATCGAAGATGGATTACAGCAAATCTTCCCTCCCATCGTCACCGAAAGAGTCAGCGAAAAAACAGGTAAGAAACTCAAAGACGGTGTCGAAGTCTTCAACCCAGGCTCAAGGCAGCAAATCGCCAAGAGGCTCCAAGAAAAAGGATGGAAGCCAAAAAAGTTTACCGAAAAAGGCCAAGCGATAGTTGATGAATCCACTCTTGCAGGCGTTAATATTCCAGAAGCCAAAGCAATCGCAGAATACCTACTCATACAGAAACGGGTGGCTCAGATTGAATCCTGGATTGATGCTACAACAGAGGACGGACGGATTCACGGTAAGGTCATCACCAACGGAGCGGTCACAGGCAGAATGACACACAGTAGCCCAAATATGGCTCAGGTGCCTTCGGTAGGATCAGAGTATGGTGCAGAGTGTCGCAGTCTCTTCACCGTGCCACAAGGTTATAAATTGGTCGGTGCTGATGCTGCATCGTTAGAGTTGCGTATGCTTGCACACTATATGAAAGATGAGGACTATGCTAAAGAAATCGTTGAAGGTGACATCCACACCAAAAACCAAACTGCAGCGGGTCTTCAAACACGAGCGCAAGCGAAGACATTCATCTACGCTTTACTATACGGAGCGGGGCCTGCCAAAATCGGGAAGATTGTTGGTGGTTCGGCAGCGCACGGTCAGAAACTCATCGATACTTTTCTTCGGAACACGCCGGCTTTGCAACGCCTTCGCAAAACGGTTGACAAGTTATCGATACAAGGGACGCTACCAGGTCTTGACGGTAGGAAACTATACATTCGTTCCGCACACGCAGCACTTAACACGCTACTACAAAGTGCTGGTGCGATAGTGATGAAGAAGGCTTTGGTCTTACTTGACACTGAACTTAGGCGGTACAAGTTAGATGCAAACTTTGTTGTGAATGTGCATGATGAATTCCAGTTAGAAGTCAAGGAAGAACACGCACAGAAAGTAGGGGAATTAGCAGTTGACAGTATCAAAAAAGCAGGTGTAAAATTGAACCTGCGGTGTCCACTGGACGGTGAATACAAGATTGGAGATAATTGGTGTCAGACACATTAGACGAATTACCAGAGCCGGACACAGCAATTCTTATTGCAGTTGTGGATAAGGAAGTTCATGTGGCATACTCTAAGAACCTGGAAAGTAAATTTGATGATTTGCTTGACATTTTAGATACTGCTGCTATGATGGTGGCTGAAGAGCAAAAGAAGAAGTTAGACCCTAGTATCAAAATTCATTGACCTAAAAGGAGAATCAAATGAATGACGTAGCAAAACCTGTAAAGGTTAAAGCCACAATTATGTGGTGCTTTCACAATAAGCCTAACGATATGTCAGGCAAGTTCCAGGTAGACTTGTGTAACCTATCTGATAACGCAGTGAAGGCTTTGGAAAGCATTGGCCTTGAAGTGCGTAAGCGTGAAGACAAGCCAGAGAAAGGCTTTTACATCACTTGCAAGAGCACTGTGCCGATGAAAGTATTCGATGCCACTGGCAGTGATTTAGGCAATGTAGCCATTGGTAACGGATCTACAGCGACTGCTGTAGTTGGTACTTATTCATGGTCGTGGAAGAACAAGAAAGGCACTTCTGCGTCCCTGACTAAGATGGTGATTGATAGTCTGGTTGCCTTTGATGCCAGTGAGGCAGAAGAGGCTGAAGAAGAAGTTCTGTAAACATAACCGAAAGGATAATTATGTACGTTGTAAAATTGAATGGTCGTAAAATTACACTGAAGTCTCTGTCTGGTTTTAAGAACTACGAATCTGCTCGTAACGCACTTCGTAAGTATCTTCGTGCACGAGGTCAAGGCCGTATTCACGGACAACTTGGTTACTCCATCGCACGAGTGTAATCAGTGATCGCACTTGTTGATGGCGACATTATCGCTTATACAATCGCTGCTGGATGCGAGGACTATGACGATAAGACCGCTATCAGCAAGTGCTCTGAATATCTTGAAGACCTCGTATATATTCATGCTGGTTGTGATGACGCTGATGGCTGGCTCACAGGCTATCAGAATTTTCGTACAACAATAGCGAAGACAAAGCCATATAAAGGCACCAGAACACAAGAAAAACCTAAGCACCTAGAGTTACTTAGGACATACCTAAACACCGCTTGGAATTTTAGTATTGAGCAGTATCAAGAAGCCGATGATGCTCTTGGTATTGCTGCTTATTCGCTGGACCCTGAAGAGTACGTTATTTGCACCACCGACAAAGATTTAAACATGATTCGTGGCTGGCACTATAACTTCAGAAAGAATGAGAAGTTTTGGATTGATGAAGATGAGACGCTGTATAACTTCTATACACAGGTGCTCACCGGCGACAGGACTGACAATGTGCCTGGACTGAAAGGTGTCGGTCCTAAGAAGGC